ATGATTCCGATGCAGGGAACGTCGTCTCCGTAGAGGTCGTAGTCAGCTCCGTCGAGGTGGTCGAGGCTGGCAGGCTCGTAGTCGATGTCGTCGTGGTCGGGTCGGGCTGTGTCGTCGTAGTGCTGGACGATGTCGGCAAAACGGTGGTAGTCGATGGCTCGCTCGTAAGCGGCTCGCTGCTCGTCGTCGTCTGCCATGTCGCCAGCGTACTACTCGGCTCCAACTCGGTGGTCGTAGTCGTTGACGTGGTGGTGGTTGTGGACTCTTCGGTCGTCGTTGTGACCACCTCGGTTGTCGTTGTAGACATTTCCGTAGTAGTTGTCGTCGCTTCGACAGTCGTCGTGGTTTGTGATGTGGTCGGCACGACAGCCTCCACGTTCGTCTCTAGGTCGTACTGCACCCCAGACCACCATGCGTCAGGATTGCCGCAGCAGACCCCCGCTCGGAGTCGATACCACCCAGGTTCCACCTGCACCTCGAGCCGAGACTGCAACCCGTACCAGTCATCATTTTGGGCAACAAGTTGACCATCCGCGTTGTAGAACCACAGCATCGGATCCGAGCCATAGCCGGCAACGGCATACGTCCGCACAGAAAAAGTTGAAGTGGTATCAAACTGATACCAGTAGTCGGTTGCCTGGGTGACGCGGACGTTCTCCGCGCTGGCTGTCGTTGCGACGAGAAGAAGAAGTAGACCGGCTGCCGCCGAGACGGCTTTACTCAGCCGACGGAACTTCAGACTTCTTCCCGAAGGCGATGGCAACTTCTTCCTTCGACAGGACACCGTCCTCAGCCCAGAACTTGAGCAGCTGCTCGGTCACTTTGGCAGCGGCCATGAAACCTGCGAGACACGCGGCCTTCCACAACTCAACGTTGATGATCGCCCCACCCGCCAGAGCGGCGAGAGCCGACGAGCCGAACACGGCAAACACGCGACCGATGACGGATTGAATCTTGACCATTACTTGTTCTCCTCTGGTTGCCACGGTTCAGGTGTATTGCCTTCAGCGACCCACTCAAGATACTGCTGGTAATCGGAATTGTCGGGGTCGCTCAAACAGGATTTGAGGTTGCCATCCGAAACACAGACAAACAATTCTTCGCCAAACGAATTAGTACCGACATACCATTTCATCACAACTCAGCCCCAGTGATTTCAATGTACGTTGACGCATCTGCGTTGCCATAGATCATTTGCGCGCCACCCGCAATAAAGCCAGTTCCAGTCAATCCACCCATTACGGCATCTTTGGTAGCACGGTCAAAAACGAGACTTGTATATGTTCCTGTACCAGTATTGGGTGCTGACCCGCTAACAGTTAATCCTGTTGGGTCTGTTCGCATAGTGACTGGAAGCGGTATAAATGACCGTCCTGCGGTCGTACTTTGTGTGTTCACAATCGTCAATGGCCCAAATGCTGTACCGCCAAACTTCCAGTAGTACCGCTGGCACTCAGCCAACTCACGCCCATACGACTTGAACTCGAACGGTGCGGCTACCCCACCAACATTCAACTGCACACCAGTAATCTGCCAGTAGTTGTTTGCTGTAGCGGCAAGGTTGACTTGGCCTACGGCCCTGTTCCCCGCCGTATCACTATTCCAAGTTGTCTGAAGTGTGCCGCTTGTAAAGTTTGGGCCAGCCCCAAGAAAAAATCTGACAAGTAGGCTTCCCGCATTGTCGTTATCAAATGCGCCAGTTGTATCGGCGGGAAACGTAAGTGTCTTAAACTCCCATGTACCAGATGCGCTAATCGTGTAGGACTTACTACAAAAACGAGCGTTGTCAAGGTCATACAACATAACGATGTACGTCCCCGTTAAGTTTGCTTTAGCCCAAAACGAAATCGTTAGTTGCTGTGCCGACGATGTTCCTTTGCGAATTGCTTGCAAATCTTGGCCTTCTAGTCTTTGGTCAACGACTACTTCGTCTGAACCTGTCGGAGAACCGTCAATGGTTGTACACAGCATCTTCAATGATTTGCGGAAACCAGAGCCAGTCGGCGCATCATTTTCGACACTGTTTGTCCATGTTCCCTGTGTGACAATACCTATTTGCCATCTGTCGGCAGTCCTGTAATCCGTACTTGTCAAACTGGCGACGCTTGTGTTCCTCTGTGCCACCTGCATCGCACCGTTATAAAGAATGTTGCGGACACCCGTGTTCTGCGACTGCCACGACACACCGTTCGTAGCCGTCGAATCCGCAATCAGAACCGCACCATCGGTCGTGTCCACCGCAAGGCGAGCGACCGTGTCAGCCGCCGAACCAACGAGCAAATCGCCCTTGGCATCGATGACCGTGTTCTGCGTATCGGCAACCCACTTGAGGCCAGTCGTTTCACCCGAGGCGGCAACAAGCCTGTGGTTGTTCGTGCCGACACCGAGTCGTGCCGGATCGGATCCATCAGTTGAAACCAAGTCGCCCTTGGTTGTCATGGTCGAGGCAAGCTTGTTTGCTTGGTCTGCGTCAATCGAGGTGAACACGGGGTAGCAGGTTGCTCCCGCATCGTGGCTGGCGGCCAACGTGCCGTCCACGCCACGGGTCACCGACGACAGCGAACCGCTCGACCTTGCCCCGACAAACACTTTTTCTTCGGTAGACAGACCTGGGTCAATGACCATGTAGAACCCGCCACCAGCGGTCGCGGGCCAGCCGGTCGTCGTGCCGCTGATCGAGAAAGACGTGGCAGAGCTATTGATCGTGGACGACAAGGTGCAAGCTGCTGCACCTCCCGCATACGAACGTCGTGTAGGTAGTGGCATTTCTCTCCAGTTAGACCGATCTCATGGTAACAATAGCAGTACCCTCAAACACGTTGCCCCGCTCCACCACGTCGTACTGCTGGAAATCGACCTCTTCCACGATCACGGAATACTGGTCAGTTCCCTCTTGGTAGTTGACGACACGGGGGTCGGAAATCAGGCCGCGCAGTTCGGACAGTTCCTCTTCCACGTCAAAGTAGTAGTCCGTCCCCCAACGGTTGATAACGCTGTGGACCATCACCGGCACACGGAACACCTCCGAGCGGGCGGGGGCTGCGTAGGCTCGAGCCATCCAGCGGGTCATCGTCGGGCCGACGGCTCCCGAGTCACGATTCAGGGTGAACTTGAGGCGGGCTTCGATGAACTTGGTCTGGGGCGGGTTGCTGGTCGATTCGTAACTGAGCGGGACGGTCTGCCCCGAAAGCACGGTGTATGCCCCTCCGTCAAACGAGATCGACGGGATGATCGTGCCGTACAACTGGCGGGAGCGGGTGTCGATCTTGGCGATGAACTTGCGGTCGGGGATTCCCCATTGGTAGGTGCCAGTCGTCAACTCGCCCGAAGCCACTAGGTTGGCGGAGTCCTCGGCAATGACCCCCACGCCCGAAATGGTGAACACGGCCTTGTCGTTGAAGATCGCCACCGACAGCACGGTTGCAGTAATCGGGACCGTACTGGTGCCATACATTAGATCGGTCGCATACGCAGGTGTGTTCGCACCCGTGAAATTGGCAAGATCCAGCCGACCTAGGCCACCAGAATCCCCGTCATAATTGGTGAGGGTGTACCACACGAATCGGTCGTCGGCAGCGATGTCGTAGACGGGGTAACTCGTTGGGATCAAAGCACCGGCAACTAGGTTGGCATTTGAGTCAGTCGAGCAGTAGCGAATGCCCTTGTTGGTGCCAAGCAGAATGAACCCGAGATACCCGAGGATGCTGGTCGGGTATTCGCCCGTCGGTAGTTCCAGCGCAACAATCGGATTCTCGAGTGTCGTGCCGTCGCTCTTCAGCGACAGACGGTAGACCACGCCACGGTCGGTGTTACGCCCCGCAACATAGACAGCGTTCTGGCCGCCCGTGATGCCAGCGCAAACAAAAGCCTGGTTAGCGAACTCTGCTACCGGAGTGCCGTGCGACGTGGACGTGGAATACGGGACGATGTGGATATGGCTGTCCGACGTATCATTGTGAAAGCCAAGAACGAAACCCTTCCCGAAACCGAGCTTGGTGTAGTTCGTGTTGCTAGTCGTGGCGTAGTGGGCTGCAACAGATGCCCCGCCGACTGCACCCATGTAGATGCCAGAACTTGCGTACGCAACATAAATCTGCGAACCGTCAGTCGTGATGTCGTTGATCGCAGCAGCTGGCCCGCCCGTCACCGTCGTCCACGACGGCGTGGAAGCAAACGGATCCTGCGTGTACTTGAGAGTCTGGTTATCCCCGACGTACAGATAGCCGTTGACCTCGATCATCGGAAGGTTGGTGGCAGCAGAAGTAAGCGCAGACTTAGTCGCATTCAACAGCGACAGCTGTCCCTTCGTCCAGACGTTGATGCCCTTGGATTCATCAAAACGGTACGCGACCGAGTCGGCCACATCGGCCCGACCCTGCCCAGCACCCAAATGCCACGAAGCCTCACCACGCCGCCACAAACCACCCGTCGAAATGGACGATTCGCCAGGAGCCGTTGAGATGTCCTGCGAATCACGGACACGCTGCTCAAAGCCACGAGCATACTGGCCCGATTTGACATCGACCATGTACGCACGACCGTTGATCGCAACAGGAAAAACGTCAGGAACAAGGGTCGCTGAAGGCTTACCCGTAAAGAACGCTTCAGCAGGCGAGAACCTGACCGTGAGGTGATTCGTGAACGGCGTAGCCACGTTACGCCTTTGTCATCAGCGTCGGGTATTGACGCGCCAACCTCATCGCTTCAGCGGTGATGCGGTCACGACGCAACCGCAACAGAGCCTGCATCGAATTACCCACCGCCCCCTGCGGAACCTCGTCCGCTCGGCGGGTATCCCCCTGAGACTCGGTGAAATTACGCTTGATCTCTCGAGGCGACATGAGGCGGATCTGCACACCCAACGCCAAAATGTCGTCGCACGATGCCGGCACACCGCCCACCGTCGTCACGTCCTGCGATTCGACAGTCAGCGCGGTGAACGGCGACTTGTAAACAATACGCAGACGACCAGCCAGCACGGCCTGATCCATGCGGAGAGCGACACCAGTCGGGAAATCGTCAGTCGGAACGTCACGCATCAGACGGAACTTCCGTACCGGAATGTAATCATCGGTCAGATACCGCACCGACACCGACAAAATGTCCTGAATGTTTGACGTGCCAGTCAGGTCGATCATCGTGTCCGAGCCGTTGTAGTCAAGGTTCAGCGACGTAACCTTGAACAGTCCGTTCGTCGGGGACGACAAATCGGCCAGTTCGTCGTTGAGTGCTTCAAGCATTTGGTTGCGTGGGAAACGCGGGTTGACCGTCACCAAAGCGTTCGCGTCGTGGGCAGCAGCGGTCGTGCCGTTGAACCCACGCTCAACAGTTGCGGACTTGGCACCAACCGAAACCGCCCAAACGTAGAACAGTTCCGAGTCGATCTCAAAAACCTGACCCTGTCGGATTCCCTCGAGGTCGTACGAAAACGTGACCGTGTCCGTGGATGCGTTGATAGAAGCCGCAAGCTTGTTGCGCTGCTCAACCGTCCCCGACAGGAGTTGCCTGTTGGCGCGGGTAATGATCGTGCTGGCTGTGGTCACTTCTTCTTCTTGCGAGCCTGCGTCAAGGCAATGGCAACAGCCTGCTTCTTGGACGTGACAACAGGTCCACCCTTGCCCGAATGCAGGGTGCCACGCTTGTACTCGCCCATGACCTTCTGGATCTTGGCTTTCTTGCCACGCATCGACTTAGCCATTACTTCTTCTTGCCGGCCTTCTTCATCGGCTTGCCAGTCTTGGCTGCTTCCTTGGCTGCGGCCATCTTGCCGGCCTTCGTGTACGCAAACTTCTTCTTACCGACCATCGGCATCGGCACACCTCCTGTTGACGGGACCGACGACGATATTACCGTATGTCTACCAAGCTTTGCAGGACCAGTAGCGAGCCTTGGTCTTGGGGCCAGGATCCGCACAGTTGTGCCTCGCACGGAAATTAGACCGGCGACCAGGCTGGTTCTTCTTGATCGTCATGTTCGGATCCCCGAAAGTGACCCGCTTGACCTTGCCACCGTCCGAGACATAAACCACGGATTTCTTGCGTCCGTAACTCGGCTCCCCCTTGCGGATCGGGCGTGGCTTGTTCAGGCTGACTTTCTTGCCCTTGTACTCAGCCATCACTTACCCATCCGTCGAGCGGCAGCATTGTCCACAAGATTCGGGTAGGGCCGCCCAGCCTTCTTCGCCCGAGACTTGGCAAACGCCTTCTGCTTCGGGGTCAACGGAGTCGATTTCTTGTTCGGATTCTTCGTTTCCCAAAAGGCTTTCTTCTGCTTCACGCCATCACCACCTTGCCTGCATCGTACAACACTTGGTATTGGCCGTCGGTGATTGTTGCCGTTTCGCCCTTGCGCAGCCGGACTTTGTTCTTGCCGATGTCCGCATCGACGTTGTCCAGCACCTTGACTTGTATCCACGAAACGGATTCCACCCACTCGTTTGTGGATAACAGCGTCCCTTCGGGCAGGGTTGTCAACATCTTCTGCACAGCGTTATCCCACGAAAACTCATCCACCTCGGGGACATTCGTCCGTGCCTGCTGGCGGTACTTGTCAGCGTTGCGGTAGTGGTCAAACATCAGGTCGCAGAGTTCGTCCAGATCAGGTTCGTCCCACATCCCGCCGATCACCGCTGGCGACTTGCCGCACTTGACCCGCCCCGTCGCCAGGTGCGAAAACTGGATCTGACCAGTCGTGAGGCTGACAATGGTCGGGACACCCATCGCAATGGTCTGCAACGGCATCAACCCAAAACCCTCACCCCGAGACGCAGCGATGAAGCAGTCAGCCTCGGCAAACCAACGGCACTTGTCGTCGTGGCTCATCCACTTCCGATCCAAATACACGTTCGGGCCGAGGTCAGTCTTGGGGACATCCGAGGCGTGGGGGGCGGCTTTGATCCGCAAATCGGCATCGGGCAAATCCAGCTTGTGGAATGCCTTCACCACGATGTCTAAACCCTTGCGCCACCACAGACTGCCACCGGCACGGAACTGGAAACGATCCAGACGCGGCACCTCAATCGCAGGGTATTCCTTGCGGTCCACACCCAGCGGCACAACCTTGACAATCGGGTGATGCTCGGCAAACCGTTCCTGATCAATCTCATTCGGAACGACGATCATGTCATACAACGGCAGGTAGCGGCGGAAACTGGACGGGATCCTGTCGCTTTCCCACATCGTGTTCAGAACACGGAACTGGCCAGCCCACCAACCGTGGCATGACTGGGGGACACCCATATGGACGCTGACCGAAGCCTTGTCGTGCAGCACCACGCCCTCGGGCAAGTGCGACGTGAATCCACGCCAATGCTCGCCGTAACCAAATCGAGCATCAGAAAATCCGCCCCAATGCTGGTAGTTCACCACAGCAAGCCCCTCACCAGATCATCGAACAGTTGACGTTCGTCAGCAATGTTTTTCCGAAACTGGCTCTGCGTAGCAAAGTGCGTATTGCGATTCTCGAGAGCGTGTCGGACATTCCGAGCAAGGGTATCTAGATCGTCGGCACGGAACCGGTAATTACCTCCGACCGCATAGTCGGCGTGGCATCGTCCAGCCCCAACGTCGTGAACAAACACCACGTTCCCGCACACGGCAGCCTCGCGTGGCAGTCTGTCCCGACCAGGGTGGTGACCAAAATCGACATAGACAGTCGTGCGATTCAAGACATCAACCAGATCGTTGCGGTCGTAGCCGGCTAGTTCCAGCAACTCAATGTCTGGCGCAACCTCACGGAACTGCTCAATCAGGTGCTTACCTTTGGCGGGGTTGACCGCGACGACGGGATCCCGATGGCCGCGTCGATCCACAAACGCGGGATGGATGTAATCGGCCAGCACCGTCGGTCGTTTGTTGTGGCTCAACAGAAATGAGTACGCATAGAAAGACTGCGCGAGGTGGTACAACGGCTGGCACGTCAACGCTTCTGGTTTCGCCCAATCCACGGACAGCCACCACAGCGCAGCGTTCTTGAACTCACCAACCTGCTGCGGCCAGATCTCGGGAATCACCACAAGGTCATCGTCGGTGATCTGTTCTCTGGCAATGACCGGCGTGTCGTACTCACGGTACGCCGATGGTATTTCTGTGGTATTTGGCTGGTAGCAGATCACCCCGTTGCCACCTTGACGGTTGATTGAATCCACAAACTGGTGCAGAGCTTCGGGGCCGCCAGTTACCGTTCGGGCTGGGCAAAGAGCAACAACTCTACTGTGGCGCATCCCAACCCATCTTCCGTCGAGCATCCAACGACCAATACCCCGCATCGGGAACACCGTTCGCCCAGCGTTCGTTGTGCAGTTTCGTGTTGATCCTGAACCGTGGCATATGCAGCGGCTTGATCGCGGGATCCGTCAGCACCGTTGAAGCATTGTCGTGGTTGACCGCGCAGTCGGTTCTGTCTGCGATGATCCCGACAGCTTTTGCTCGAGCCTCAAAGTCCGTGTCCTCGTAGTACGCAGGCAAATAACACTCTGAAAACATCCCCACCTTCTTCACAACCTCGTCCCCAATCCATGCACAGCACCAACCTGGGTCGCCGGCAAGCGTGATCGTATCGCGTCCGCAACGACTCCAAAAGTCAGCCAACGCGCCAGGGCTGAACCATGCGTCCGAATTGAGAAACAGCCAACCACTTGACCACGGGAAACATTTGATGCCGAGATTCCACGACGGCCCGACACCAAGATTGGACGGCATATCCAGCACCCGCTGGTTCGTGGCGCGTTTCTCCACAACCACCGCCTGCGGCCCGTTGTTGATGATCAACAGATTCTCCACAGGAAAATCAATCGATGCCACACACCGAGCCAGCAGGTCGTACCGATTCAACACCGGTATGACTACGGTAGAAATCATTTGTTCGGCAGAATGCCAGTTTCTACCTGCCACGCCTCTTTCGCGCGGCGTTCCACTTCGGCGGCTCCGTCGATCTTTTTCGGCTGCAACCCGTTCTGCCGTAGCCTCTTGTAGGCCGGCATATCTTGCTGCCAGCCACGCTCACGCTTGTTGATCTCATCGACCACCGCGCCTCGACTTGTCGTCGTATTCGCACCCATGCGGATGCCAGCAACCTTGCAACCAAAACAGCCCTCCACGTCCAGGTTGGGATGCACTTCTTGATGCTTCACGTTATGTAACTTCCGTATCCCGCAGCAGTCAGGTCAGCGACCTCCTGCTCGTCCACTTCGATGTCGTGGCCTCCATAATAGACCTTGACGATCAGGTCGGGATCGGACGGCTGTCCGTCGGTGTAGGTGCCGTCAACAAGCTTGTAGATGTTGCGACCGCGTGATGCATTGCGGATGTGGTAGCCGAGTTGGTTGGCGAAGCGTTCATCGATGGAAAGTGGGAAAGCCCCACTCGGATCTTCTGGCAGTACGAATGCCACAAAGTTGTCGGTTGGTGGTCTGAATGTAGCCATTAGGTGATGTACGCTCCGTAGCCCGCTGCGGTCAATTCTCCCACTTCGGTGTCATCCAAGAAAATGTCGTGGCCACCGTAGTAGACCTTGATCACCAGTTCGGGGCGACGGGGATCCGTGGTTGTGTACGTCCCGTTAGTCAGCTTGTACAAATTGTCAGCCCGCAGACCTTTCGGCGTGAACGAAAACAGCCGGTCCGCGTCGGTTTCCCCGAGCCTCTGGGCGTAGCCGACCTTCTGCTTGGCGGGGACGCGGAAGATCCGAGACTTGACCCACACCGCCGTGCCAGACCCGTTGCCCGTGTTCGTCCCCGACACCCGAACAATCCTCGCCCCCACAACGACCTGTGTGCCTGCCCCAGATCCCGTGGCGGTTCTTGGCGCAATATGTAGCCCAGACGCAGCAGACGAGCCTACAGAGGCGTTAGAAGCCGTTCTGGGGGCAATGTGCAGCCCGTCAGCAGCCGATGTCCCAGCCCCAGACCCTGTGGCCATCCTGGCTCGAGTCGAGGAACCATCCGCCGTTGCCGACCCAGTCCCCAAGCCGGTAGCGGTACGGATGACAACGATGACCTCAACCGACGATGACGACCCAGTCCCCGAGCCGGTAGCGGTACGGGCGTAGACGACAGCCCCGACAGCCGTGCCTGCACCCGTACCTGACCCAGTTGCTGTGCGGACACGAATGTAATCCCCATCAGCCGACTGCGTACCCTGCCCAGATCCTGTCGCCGTTCGAGGCGCAATGTGGACACCTGTTACCGAAGCCGATCCGGTGCCGGATCCTGTGGCCGTCCTCGGCGCAATATGTAGACCTGCAACGGTTGCAGATCCCGTACCCGACCCCGTCGCAGTACGCGGAGCGATATGCACCCCAGTAGCAGACTGCGTCCCCGCACCAGAACCAGTCGCGGTACGGAACTTGATGACGACATTGACCGTCGTCGCGGTACCAGTACCAGACCCTGTGGCCGTACGATCCTTGATCGGGCCAAGGTAAAACTGCCCACCATTGACAAACCCGAAGGTGAAGTCTGTGAGCCTGTCGAGCGGCGAAGCCACCGCCTACCCCGCTAGTCCAGCGACAGCGTCAGCGATGTGATCTGAAAAGTGTCGCCCGCCGTAACAGCAGCCGAAGTTGACAACGCACCCGACCACAAGCAGTTGCCGGCAGAAGCGTTGTCCCACAACGACCAATGGCTGTACGTCTCGGTTGCGGCGACGTTCGTCCATTCCAGCGTTGCCGACGAAGCCAACGATCCGCTCGATGCAGCAGACCACGACACCGACTTGCGGGTCGTTTCCGTCGCAGCGTTCGACGTGCCAGCCTCACCAGGGTCACCGGTGTGCAACTTGACGTAGGTTGTGGTGACCGCAAACGACTGATTGCGAAGCGTGTCAAGCAGAGCGTTCTCGGCGTAATTGGAAATCGACATGGGTTACCTCGTTCGTGATAATAGCAAAAGCCCCCCGCTCGCGCAGGGGGCCGATGCTACACGGGCCTGACAGTCGAAACCGTCAGGTGAGTTGAGCCGTGTTAGTTGGAGCCGATGCTTGAGGCCGACTCGATGCGGCGGAGGCTTGCCTCACGGAAGCGTCCGTAGCCGCCGAGCCAGTACCAGCCAATCGGCTGGAGGCGCATGAGAAGGTCGGTCACGTTGCCGCGAACGATCTTCGGCATGGAGCCGTTGCCATCGGTGATGCTGTGTGCCTTGGCGAGAGCCTGACGGCCCATGATGTGGGTGCAGTACACGTCCACCGTCGCGCTGGAACCGGTCGAAGAACCCGAGCCGTCCGAGGCGTTCGTGAACACCTTGGCGCGGGGGGTTTCGATGAAGCGGACCGACTCGAACGTGCCGATCTCGCCCT